TGAAAGGAGAGAGTCCATTTGATCCCCGTAGTGGATATGGTAAAGGTGCTCAACAAATACAGGAATCACTCCCAGCATTCTTTAATCCTCGACAGGCAGGAATTCAACGTGGTATTACTGGTCTTATCAAAGGGACCGGAGAAATGCTTACTACTCCTGGGACTGTTGGTTTACTTGGTTCAAGTGTCGGAACCGCGGCAGCTAAAGGATTACCAGCAGCAGGTAGACATCTAGCAGAGACTGGAGTCATTGGTGGTACAGCAATGGGTCTTGAGTCTGGAGCCGCCAAGTTAGCTAAAAGATTTGGCGCGGGTCCGGAAACTCAAGAGATGGTTGGAACAATGGCAGGCGCACTCCCCATTGCGACATTAGGATTTAAACCAGAGTGGGCTCTCAAGCCTGCTGGCATGGCAGTGAGAGGAGCGGGAAAGGTTCTAGGGAGTACTCCCGTAAGAGCGGCGGCTGGTCTTGGAATTGGGGAACTTCTCAGTAGCCAATTTGGAATCCCAAGAGTTGTTAGCGATCCTGTTATATCGGCTCTTGGTATGTTGTCCAAGAAGGATCTTAGGAAAGCAGCGTCAGAGAAAGCTATTGAGTTCATTGGAAAAGCTGGGAGATCCTTTAGAGGAGAGCCAGTAGAAGCCCCTGTTGCGAGACCGAATGCTCCTGGTGCTAAACCGTCAATTGAGAGGGGAAGACCTGGTCCTGTGTCTCCCCCTGGAGAGAAGCCTAAAAGTAACTATTCTGGTATCCTAGATACTATAGACGAGCAATTAAGGGAAAAGAGGCGAGCAGAAGGAACCTTTACTGGTCCAGCAGCTCCAACTGCAGCTGCACCTTCAGTACCAGGGGCTCAAGCTCCTCCGTCTCCACAGATGGCTCTTCCATTTGAGGGTGCTCCTCCATTACCAAGAGATCCAGAACAAATGAGACTCTTTGCAGAACCACGTAAGCCATTAGGAGAAGAACAACTCACTGAAACTCAACAAACTCAGAGAACAGCTAAGGCGAATAAGCTAGCTCGATACGCGGCGATTCATATGCCGGAGTTGACTGAGCGAGAAATAAAAGCAAAAGCTGAGATCCGTGAGTGGAGGAAAGCACTTGGTCAGGCCGCGGGAGTTAAATACATCCCATCCAAGGATACAATCCTCCACATGATTCCTACCTTCGTCGCTCATAAGAAAAAGATAACCGAAATGCTTGGTGAGGCGACGAAGGAATTTTCGGACAAGAGTCCTGACGTCGTCATGCAACCTTTCAAGTCTTCGGAAGAAGGTCGCCAGTAGACGCTTTCAGTAATTCCTCTGCAAACCTCTTTAAGTCTTCTCTCTTGTAGAAGACTAGAGAAACCCAGAATCTTCCGGAGATTCCAGGTTCGGCTATGCGGACCTTAACACGATCTCTTGTTGACATATCGTCAATGATTTTTGGGTCTACAATTTCGATAAACATTTCGTCAATTAGATCCTCCTGCGAATTTAACGAACGCATCATAAAACTCTGCATATGCCTCCTTTGACATTTTGTACATTATGTCCTTTCCTTTTCGATATGGCTGTGTGATTCCTCGTGATTGTTGAAGACTTTCGATCGCTCTATCTAGTATTATTGAATCGATCCCATCGGGATGAAGCTTGGATAGGAGCTTGGCTCGTGATATCGTCTGATCGGGTGCATTTGCAAGAGCCTTTAGCACTGCCTTTATTGGTCCTGACACGTCTCCATTAGAACTGGTTAGCATCATTATGTTTATTGCCGACATACACTCCTCACATTTGCGGATGGCTAAGGATACATCCTCAGCTTCCAAATTCAAATCATCCTTTCTGGCCAGACTTATAAGCATGGCCGCCTTTAGAACTGAGTCTCCTAACCTACTTAGAGTCCCAGTTCTATCATCAATATTTGCTGTACTAATCTTATTGTACCACGGTTCATACAGATCCGCGGCCTCTTTTGTCCACTTAAATTCCCCAGTGATTGTAGATATTTTAAGTAATCTCAAGGTTAACTCATGTGTGTTTAACTTATTCTTTGGCGCGTAAATTAATGGATTAATAAGCCTTGGTCCCTTCTCGTAAACTATAAACGTTCGTGCAATAAATCCACCTTCAACATCCTTTTGCTTTACCATTGCATCGAATAAGGTTTCATTCGACGCCACCAACAATGTCAAGCACGGGCTTTTTAACTCTTCAATGGGTGAAGATTTAAGCCTCTTCGTCCAACCTTTCTCATGCTCGTGAGTATTGTACAAAGCGGTAAGATATGTTAGAGCTTTCGGATCTTCCGTTAAAAACGATTCGAATTCGTCCGAAACCATTATACCTTGTGCCTCCTTGATCGGAGGTCTGCCTTCGTAAGTCCTCATCTGTGATAACTCTTGAGTCAACCCTTGGATAGAGTTGCAACCTGAAATCACTCTGCAAAGCCCTATATCTTCTAAAATCGATTTGCATATGCTAATTGGTACACCCTTTCTAGCTCCTGATCTTGATGAGACTAGCGCTACATAGATATTCGGATACAGCTTATAGTAATGTTTGTCGAGCCATATGTTCTTCCTCGCTATAGCCGCTATCGTTGCTAACCCTGACCACCAGAAGTACCTCTCAGGAGCTTCGTTCTCTTCTGTCGATTTAACTAACAGATCGAGCCAGCTCAATAGAGCCTCCTATATCTTCTTCATACTCTCCCAATTCTCTCCGGTTTTGATTTCGCACGGTATCGATAGGACGCCGCGTGGTAAAGAACAATTCGCGAAATCAATTGGGGATTCCATTTCCTCCTTGATTATTGGAATTGCTTTATCCAAATCTCCGACTGGAATTTGAGCCAAGAAACTATCGTGACATTCTGCTAGGATTTGAATTGTCGGAATTCGCCGCTCTATCTGCATCGCAGCTTTCTTAGTCTGATCCGATACTGTGCTTTGTGGAATTTGGGCATATGCCTCTTTGAATAATTCGTCTCCCCATTTATTGAGAAACATTCGTTGACGACCATTTGGGCTTGTTAACGTTCGCGTTCCAGATAACGCATCCTGAATTTCTTTATGGAATACCCCTCTGATATTAGGATTCGTCTTATGGACTGCATCCAGAATTTGCGCGGCGCGCCATTCGGGCATCCGACCTTGGATGGCTGCTTCGCCTTTCCCCATTGCATAATTGCAAGCGTGACGAAATTTCTTTCCCATCTGTCGTTGTTCTTCATTAATGTGATACCTCATGTACTCATTGATCTCGTCAGCTAATGCTTTATCGCAAAACTCATCATCTGCACTCCAGAATAAATTCAATTGCTCTACGGGACTGTTCCCAAGGATTTGGGTGGCCGTGAACCTATGGATATCAATGTTGTATCGGAATGCTTTAAGAAGTCGAAGATCATTTGCAAGAATTGCAACCACTCTTGCTTCCGCTCCGCTAAGATCTGGTTCGACGAATATGTATCCAGGATCGGGTATAAACATTCGTCTAAGATCTGATCCGACGTCCCCATGTTTTGTAACTGTTTGGAGAGCCAACCCCATTGGTCGCGTGGTAACCGGAGGCTTAAGTACACTGGTCGAAGTTCGTCCCGTTTCCAAGATAATGCGATATCCAGTAAGCAGTCGTCCTCTATAGTCAACTTCAGTGTCAATGTAGGTTCCAATAGTTTTCCGTACCTTTCTAATCTCGAGGATTAACTCAAGAATTCTTTTCTTCTTTGGATCTTTGACTACGTTCCTTAGTAGTCCATCAATGCTCTTTTCGTCAGTCCCCTTCCTGATTGGTAACTTCATCCCGACATAGATCAACAATGGAACATCACCTCTAGATCCATTGCTGTTAACGTTGACTGGCTTTTCCATATATTCTACCGTCAACTCATTCAATTCCTTCTGTAGTTCTTCCCATTGCATTTGATACTTTTCATGCAGAAAATGCATGGCAAAATTATCTCTGAGGATTCCCCTGTCTTCGATCCTGCTGTAGAACGGGTGTAAGGGCATCTGAATCTCAAAAAAGAACTTCGTGAGATTTCTCTCTTCAAGTTCCTGTAAGCATTTCTCGTATACTTCAAATGTAACCGCCGCATCCTTTGCGTTGTACAACAACAACCGATCAAACTTATCTTTCTTCGGGTTGTATTCTTTTCCCTCATCTTTATAGTATGGCTCCTCTGTCAGGACTGAAGTTGAAAACTGCAATGAGCCTGGTAATTCGGGATACAAGACTCTAAAGGCGAGTAAAGTATCAAAGTAAAAGCCGCGAGTGACAATGCCAAAATTGCAAGTACCATTAAGACAAGTAGCCAATTGCTTCTCATCAAACTTAAAATTCTGACCAATTTTCCTAACATTTGGATTCGCCATTAATGCTGATACTTGTTGCCAACAATCTACGAGATCCAGATTCGTCATTCCTGAATTCATAGGCTTGTTGAGTAATGGAATGGACATTGCATTCTCCTTATCGAATGCGAGTCCAATGCAAATTGGCATCGTTCTGAAGGTCTCTATATCAACGGATACTAGATCCCTATCTTTGTTGCTGTCGAGGAACCTATACAGCATTTGGGCATTCCTACAGACCATTAAGTTCCTCTGAGGCAGCCGAAGTTCAGGGAATTTTGTCTGTTCAACTGCGCGCTCTGCATCCCATTTTATATATGTGAGATCCTTCCAAGACCTCATCTTACCGTCTTGCTCACCATGTAATATACTCGCTGGGTGCAGAGTAGCGACAACCTTAAAAGGGCCAAAGTTGCACGGAAGAATCGAGCCCCTATATTTCTCGATTCCACGATGTCCAGTAAGAGCCTCAAGAGCCGTATTGCCAAATGCCAATACGCAATTTGGACTGATAGCACGAACTTCTTCATATAGTTGAGGTAGAAAATCTGCAATCGTTTTGCCATAGAGTTGTAGATCCTTAATCTTATTGTTCGGAGGTCGTATCTTAACAACATTCGTGACATAGACTCTCTGCCTTGGCATCCCCGCGGACTCGAGAATACTGTCGACAAGCTTTCCACTTGGACCAACGAATGGGCGGCCCATCCTTTCTTCGTCCGCTCCTGGAGCTTCCCCGACGGCGACAAGGCTCGCCGACGATGGTCCCTCTCCACCAACGTAAGTCATTTATGGTAATCCTTTCAGTATCTTGATGAGCCAGCCTCTTGCTGCTTTCAGTTGTCCTAATGCCGAACTAAGGCCGCTCTTAATCGTATTATCCTCCTCAACCGCCGCGGCGAATTCGATCTCAGCGATGATCTCATTCGTCCTTTCAATGTCTTTTATCAACCTATCTTTGTAGATCATGCCATTTGTCATAGCATCTTTATCCTTGCGTACCAATTCGTCACTTTGGGATCGGCGATGTACTCCAAGATCGCCTCATCGGCTAATTGATGGGCGCGCTCCGGATCTTCAAGGTGTGTCTTGTATATTTCCTTCAACATCTGTTTCAATTCATCTAGGGTCATCGAGCCGCCTTTTGATCTGCTCATAGTATGGATAGTCCTTTTCGATTAGAATGTACCTTCTATCTATTTCCTTGCATGCAAGTCCTGTAACTCCTGAACCCGCAAATGGATCAACGACTTTAGCTCCTTGGTAACAAGCTCTGGTAATCAAGGTCTTCATCAACTCAACTGGTTTCTCATGTGGATGTTTCAATCTGGAAACGTGTACGTTATCGTATACCAGTACTGAACTGAACTCTACCCCGGCCGTCAAGCTAGCCTTGCCTTTCGATGCTAATAGGATAGGCTCATAATCTCGAGCCGTCTGCCAGCTTAATCTACCGTGAGTTAGGTTCTTTGGCTTGTGCCAGATTATAGGGTACTCCTGGACTTGGAATCCGATGTTCGTTAACTCCTTGACATAGAACGTAAAGTCAGGAGTGCTAGTAATTACATACATTATCGATGGGTTTTTTAATACACGGAACAACTCTTTGAAGATTGGCAACAGAGGCTCTTGGGGCACTTGTTGATCTCGCCATGAAGACCACGGAGGATCTGTTAGGCAAAGATCAAAAGACTCGGCAGGGAAATGCTTTAGGATCTCTGCTGAATCTCCGTTGAGGACTTGATCCATCTCTATACTTGCAGGCCGTAATGCTTCAAGCTCTGAATACATACGGTTTTCAGCTAGCCTAATGAGCCTCAACGCTGTCGTTTTATCCTGTACATTCTTCAGTTCAGGATTTATCAATAGAGCATCGGCGAGCTTCAAATCTTGGGATAGTCCCCCATACGAGATCCCCAATTCCTTTGCTGTCATTTCCTTGGTCCAGCCTGGATTATTACTCCAGTCTCGACCCATGCGCTTCTCGCCATGCTCCTCAATTCTCATGTCGTGAAGCTCTTTCTCCAAGACTACCTGTTCATGCCATGCTAAGTTCTCTCGCCTGAGATTCTCATGCAACGATATCTCATGTGCATTCGTTGCTGAACTTGGAAGGATCTCATGGACCTCAATTTCCTTCTTGCCCAATTCTCGTATCGCCAAAAACCTCTGTTTACCGACAACGATCTTATACGGTGGATGGTCTCCTTGCACCATGATTGGATGCATCAAACCATGCGTTAGGATGGACTCTTTAAGCTTCTCGAATCCATCCTTTTTAGCTACGTACGGATCTGAGATCTCATCAATTCTGACTTCCATTAAAGTTTGTGCGCGTCGGTGGTTCCTTCTCCAGCCACCTGGAAGAATCGCCCCATTCCCCGGACTTCCCAAAGACGATAAGGGAACCCATTTAAGGGAGGAAACGAAACGAACGAGGATTTAATTGGTGTTGACAAGACACCACATCCGATATTTCATTCGCGCGCACATCCTCCTTTCTAGGCGGTTACCGCCTGTCTAGATGCAGGTCTCCAATCGGAGACCGTGTTCCACTGCCGTTGCAAGTCGTACTGGCAATACGCGTCGACCTGCTTACCTACCAACTTGTCCAGATCGTAGTCCTGCGCCAGGTCGATCTGATGATCCTTCGTGAAGCACTCTACGAACTTCGAGAACAACCGCATCCCGATGTCCTTCTGGCTGAACCAGTTCTTGATTACCACTCCCTCGTCAGGACCACCAGTGACGACTACGGTAACAACGAAGTTGACTGAGGTGGGATCGTTCTTCCCAGACTCCTCAGTAATCGATTGCACCGTGACGCCTCTCCACCCGGCCGCCAATTGCTTGCGACCAAGCAAATGCTCTTTGGTAAATTTAACTCTTGGCATTAACTTCTCCTTTAAGTAAGTTAAGTTAGTTTGTTTATCTTTGTCCGCAGACCGCTGCGTCCGTAAAATCCGTGCGATTGCCCAACTGCCGACGAAACTAGAACCCCGATTCATTTGCAATCGCCATTGCCTCCATTGCTTCATACGAGAACAGTTTATCGTAGAACGAGCAGTCCGTGAAGTCTATTCTTGGAGGAAAACGAAACGAGCTTTTAGCAATGATGTCCGCGACGGGAGTTGTATAGCACATTCTCCTAACCGGATCATCGATGTGTTGACCTGGCTCCCATCCAAACAAAAGAACGTTGTCTACCTCTGTTGGTAGTATTGCCGCTGGCTTTCGTCCTTCTGCTAGTATCGGCCGTCCAGTGACCTTTTCTTTCGGCTCCTTTCCACTATAGTTGATGGGCTCATACTGGATATTGTGTGCCGTGATGATGACATGAGCCTTGTATCTAATGTGGATTGTTTTCATGTCATCAATGAAGTGTCCAATGTAGTGGTTCTCACCAAAGTAGTAGTCAATCCCTACCTTCTCTCCTGCCTTTGTCGAGAACTTCTTTAGGATCTTTGCACCTTCCTCAGACTTAATGGTGGACATTGTGTTGAAGCAGAGCTTGCCGAGGCCCGTAAAGGAATCGACAATGATCGTTTTATACGGACAGTCGACCTTAAGCCGTTGAACCACCTCATCAAGCTCAAAGACATTCTCGAAAGTATCGTACTTAATATCTTTCTCCGGAAAGTGTTTCCGTGCGATCGACGGCATTTTCCTGTCAAGATCAAGGAGATAAGGCTCTGGAAAAGAAAGAGCCGCAACGCTCTTCCCAACTCCTGAGTCACCCCTGAAGACCGCGAGTAGCGCATGATTGTCGTCCTCTTCTAACGTGCTTTTAGGCATTCGTGTCTTACTCCTGTTCTCTCATACATCCAATACTTTGGTGCGCGCAAACAAATCCAGCAGAGGTGTCCCTGCCAAAAGACAGTGTTGCACGTATCACAAACGAACTTGGTAGACTCTGATGTGGTGGGGTTTCCACAGATGTAACACTCATACTCCTTGAGGATTCTATCAATTGCTTTCTCGAGAGTTTCAACCATTGTTCCTCCTCCACATTCTCAATCTTGCAAGCAGGTACAGCACGACTAAAACCGCCGCGCCAAACCATACCGCCTGTGCATAAAACCAATATCTCCATGTGAGATACCCTATTATGTACACCCACATAGCTACGTACAACGATGCGAAAAACTTATCGGTCATGCTATTTCCTCCTCTCTTGGATACTGCTTCATTGCTTTCCTCCTTTCACTTCTTAACTTCTTACAACTATCACAGAAAGGTCTCCATGTCTTGTCATGGTCTACCATTTCGGTCGTGAGCATCACAGCATTGCCACACCCTGCCCAACACAGCGATAGCCTACCTGCAGCTATCGCTGTGGGGATGTAGTGAGGGCAATCTGGTAGTCTACATCTGTATATCTCATAGTTCTTGCCAAGCTTTGTCCTCTCATACTTGTGAACATGTTGTTTCTTTGCCATCTCATTTTTTGGTCTCCAGAACATTCAACTCTGGAAACAATGTCCTCGCTATTCGATACGCTTCCTCTATATCATCATCTGACATGTCATCCCAACTGCCGTCGTTCAGTCCTCGTCCCGTGAGAAAGTTATTGGCAATCTCAGCGAACAATTCGGACTTAGTCGCCTTGGTCGGATCGTTATTGAAATTCTCCAATACTGCGTAAGCGATCTCGTCGATGCCGACCGCATGAGTGACATTCATGTCGTACATCATGTGCCCATTCCGCCTCATCGTGGGCTTATTGGATCTGTAAAAGCTCATTCTACCTCCATCATATATGTTCCATCATGTCTCTCCTCTGCTAATAGCTGTAGTCGAACTCTAACTGTATCCGCTAGCCATCTCGAGAGTGACACTTTATCGTCTGCCAAATGATCCCTGAATTTCTCGAGTAGGGGCCATGCTTCGTCACTTACGGATAACATGACCCTCCCGTATATCTTTGTTGGGTAGTGTTTGGAGTCCTCTCCATTCATCCTCACGCTGAGTGATTTCTCTCTCACACGTACTTTCCCATCTATCCTGTCCTTGATCCTCTGTTTCATCCGCCGCTCCTTTGCAGCAGACTCTTTGCCACATCCCATTTTTCTACAGTCGTGAAATCGCGCGCCAGCTTGTATTCCCTATTCCCTGGGTCGGACTCACAAATTCGACGGAAGATGCAACCTGAATATTTGTCACAGCTTGTGAGATTCATTGGATAGTTATCCTCCTCGATACAGTCGGCATATCTTTTGATCCACCAAATCGTGTTCTTCTTCCATTCCTCGATTCTCTCTTGGTCAATGCTGAAGATGAATCGTTGGAATCTTTCCGCCGGACTCAGAGTCTTCTGGAACCCGATTTTGTTCATGACTATATGGTTGCAGTTCAACGCATAACAATAGCCGATGAACTGGTTCGACAAGCTGAGAGGATCTTTTCTCTGTTTGCCAGTCTTATGATCGAATGGTGCAACGATCTCTCCCTTCTCAGCAACCATATCGACCTTATAGTTGTACCAGATCTCCAGATCAGAATCCGCGTACAACATTTTCGTCCCGACCTTCTCAACAGCCAATGGATGCCACGCGTCGAACTTGTAGAACTCCGCGTAAGCTTTGAACTGAGTAATGACCTCCTCAGCGACAGATACTGGAATGTCTAACTTCGTGCTGAAATACATTCCGATCTCAACAGCACGGTTGGCCGCATCCCCCAAAGGATAAATACCAGCCTTCTCTTTCAGTTCCTCCCAGAATGGAGTGTCGTACTTCTGAGGTCCGATCATCCCGTAATAGCCTTCAAGCATCTTGTGCATGAGGTCCCCCTTTTCGAGGGACTCCTCACGCTCATGCGGCTGCAAGTTATAGATGAAACTATACTGAGCCTTCCTGAAACAGTTCTGAATGACGTTCAAAATTGAAGCGTCAAATGTAATTGCTCTCATTGTGTCCTCTCTTTAGGAGGAGAGGTTTCCCCCTCCTCTCTCAGTTCTTTTATTATCTTTTCAGTTACTTCGTCGGCAATGCCGTCTAGGACCTTCTTGATGACGTCCTTTATCAACGACGCCTTGAACTCCTCGCTAACGCCGGGGTCCCTCAGGATTCTAGAAATAATCAACTCTGTTGCGTTCATCGTTCTCCTTTGCAAACATCTTCTTCCAGCACAGGCCGCAGATTCCTGTAATCAACATCTCTCTGTCCTCTGCGGGAACATTCGATAGGGCAACTTGTATTAATTGCCCTCGTTGCCAATTCGCGAGTTGTTGCTTGGTACAGACTATCTCAACTCGTCGGCCGCACTGAACGCAGTTTCTAACTAGAGTTTCGTTCATTTATTCGTCCTCATCTATTGGCTCATCGGTTTCGTACCTAGGATCTGTAAAGATCTCTGGCCGAAACCCTTTCATCTTTCTCTGTTCACAATCATCGCACACGTAGGTACAAAAGATACCTCGTGCGTCGTACAGTGCGCGGCGTTGTTTGTTAGACCCGCATGTACAAAACTTTAATTTCACCAAGTCTCTCATTATTCATCATCTCCGCCGTCCGGCCCCTCTGTATCTTCCTCCTCCGGTTCATCATCATCGGGACCTTCGTCCTCGATTAATTCCTCCTCCTCAACTTCCTCTTCAACCTCGTCCTCCTGCTGATCCATCTCCTCTTCAGCGTTCTCTGCGGCTTCATCGTGAGAATGGGTTTCGTAACAATCAACGTGAGCGTACGTTCCATCCTCATCGTAGACCTCAGTTCCTTCGTCAATTGGTTGTGAGCAATAAAAGCATTCTGTATCGCTCACTAATGCGGTCGTCTTAGTTGCTGACATTTGCCTTTCTCCTTTTATCGTCAATTCTTCCATCCAAGATCATTTGGAATGCTGCTACCAAGACCGAACGGGACTGGATGTGTGAGTAAATATCCCGTGTGATCTTGTAAACTTCATCTTCGATCTGCTCATCTGTCATCGCCTCTGCCTGTAAACGTACAGCTTCGATGAGTTTATGTCTTGCCTCTGCCGAATTTTCCCGCGCAACTTTCGATCTCTCCTTCGCGAGTTCAACGCGTGCTCGCACTCGCGCGGCGGAGTCTTTAGCTAACTCCACCGCGCCGCTCTTCTCTCGAAGTAACTTGTCTTCTTTCATATCTTCCAACGCTTTCCTCCATTGGCTGCTAGGATCGCGGATAGTTCCTTTATCAACGAACTCTGATCCCAAGCAACAGCGGCTTCTCCGCTGAGGGTCTGTGTGACGATCTCTCGCTTTCTCTCTACGATCTCAGCAAAGAACTCATCAACTGTCCCAACAGCGACGAAGTAAGTAACATTGATTGACTGTGCCGTGCTCCCTGGTCGTGGGAAGCGCGCTTCGCATTGCTCTTCGTTAGCGGGATTCCACTGCCTTTCGAGAATGATACAGTCTTGGCAAAACTGCAAATTGAGTCCCTCGCCAAACCCTAAGGTGCTGGCGATCATGACTCTCTTGCTTGGATTGTTCTTGAATTCTTGAACGCGCTCGAATCGTTGCTGTGCATCCAACTTAGCAGTCAATTGGATTGTTGGCTCAAGTTTCAATTCGTGGAGAATTGAATCCAACTTCTTAGCAAGATTCTCGCCGACGTCTATGTGGTGTACGAATATCGTAATCTTCTTATCCGTACCGCCTAGGAATTCCATGCAATGGTCGATGCATGGGTCGATTTTGGAGAGGCCGACCAAATGCCGCATCTTCGAGAGGAAACCCATTATGTTCCCAGTGTCCTCGAAGCTTACGCTTGATCCTTCCTTCCACTGTTGGCTGTTGTACTCATTGCGGAACATCTTAAACTGATCCAAGTACTGTTTCTCAACAGCTTTGGACAGCTCGTGGAAAGAATACTGCCTATCTATCTTAGGCAGATCGGGCATTACTTCTTCTCGCTCACGACGAATGATAAAGCTCTTCGTCTTCTCTTTGAATCGCTCAGGATGAGCAAGGCCGCCCACTTTCCATCCGTACCCATTGTGGTATGAGTCACACTCGTACTTGATAAAACTCGTCTCACGCGGGAATATCTCCGGCTTCAATATATTGAGAACCGGAAAATACTCTGCAGCATGATTCTTAATGGGGGTCCCACTAAGAGCAATCACGTTCTTAACCTTGCTGCAAAGTGCGCGCGTGTTCTTTGTCCTATCAGCACCAGAGGATTTGATCTGTTGGCACTCATCCAACACGATCGTTTTAATCTGCTTCTCAACCTGCTCCGTGAAATCGTCCCCCATGCGCCTCAACAAGTCATAGCTTATGATGTAACCAGCACAGCCAGGTAGCAACGACGTCTTTGATCCGTCAATAACTTGGGCGAACCATTTATCGCCGCCCCACCTCATTACTTCGTGCTGATACTGGTACTTCAAACTAGACTTGCCAATCCACAAAAAGGGAAGCATTTCATCCGGATGTAGTACCAACGCCGACAGTGCTTGGACAGTCTTCCCAAGCCCCATCTCGTCGCCTAATAAACAACGGCCGCCCGACCTCTCAATAAACCGTACTCCCTCATTTTGGAAGGGATACAGTTTCTTGCCGTCCATGCTCCGTATATCTTCAGGCCGTGAAGAGTTAACGCCATTGCTTCCAATGACTTCCTCTTTCATCATGTGACCACACTTGAGCATCCAAATGGTGTACTTGTCGAACGGATAAGCTTTTTGACCTTCCGCGACTTTCCCACATTGCTCACAGTATGTCTTAACGAACGGCACCCAGTAATTCTCCTTTCTTTAAGTAATGATAACACGAAGGACATAGCGAAGTCAATATGCCATTCGGCATACGAACGAAAGGCGAATAACCTCGCTCTATCCTTGACGTCATCTTACGGCCTAAATGACCATGGACCGCTTAGGTCCGTCTTTGGCAATTCTACCTTAATAGCTCTGTTGATCTCTTGTTGGAGGTAGTTGCCATCTCCCTCCCTCAACGGGTAAACGATCTCGAACTCTTCGAGGGCATCGCTGTCACTAGCATCAATCATCCAGTGATCTAAAACAACGCCATCCTCAGTCGTGAGCGTAAGTCGGAATCTCATTCAATTCCTTTCTTGAAGTCTTCCGGCTTCAACTTGTTCACACTTGTCAGAAACTCCCGCGCCCCGGTATGCTGACCGACTGTGGTGCTTCCGCTCAGCTTGCCCGGTCTATGTTCGAGAGCCTTAATAGCTTTGTCGCGGAGCTTCAAAGTCATCTCGTCAAAGTACTTAATAGCATCATTAAGATGCTCGAAACTCTCGCATACTTTGCCGTCATCATACTCAACGTAGAAGTACCCTTGTCGATACTTCGTATCGAATAGGAGGTACAAAGCTGCCACACCGTTGACAAGCAGTGTCTTCCTTTTAACCATCTTTTTTCTCCTTTCAGAATCATAGTCCTCCATGAGTGGCATCGCTTGGGCCTGCGCGCTGAAGGGAAAGGAACCTTCGCTTGGCGGCTCCGTCGTATACCACTCATGCGGGACTATGAATCCCGCATTGGCTCAGTTAACTTCCTCTACCTTTCTCCAGACGCCATCCTCACCTCTGGCGAAGGTGCCCATAGACTTGGCGCCTCTAGTGAGCTTCTGTTCTTCTCTGAGCCGTCTCAAAAGGTCAGTGAGGGACCTCCGTTGGGACTTCTTAAGATCCCTGTTTTTCAGGGCCGTCTGTACTTCCTGGATTGTCATCTTTCTTTTCCTCTCTTTCGGACTGGGCTTTCCCGTACTTTGCCATGAGGTCTGACATGTTCATCTTGAGCAGATCTTGCATGTTAACGCCTAACTTATTAGACATCTCAACAGCTTTGTCGGTCTTCTGTTTCGCTTTCGGTCGGCCGTTGGGTCCTTCTTGCTTGGAGATCTGAATCTTGCGGAGTTCCTTGCGTTCCTCCTCAGTCATCTTCTCCCAGTTCTCAGCTTTAACAGCACGTGCGGCGGCGATTCTGGTTTTGTGGACCTGCATCTCCTCTTCCATTCTCGCCGTCATTTCTTGAATGTGATTTTCTAGCTCCTCTGGAGATAGCTTGTAGCTGTAAGCGCGCTCGTCGTTCACGAGAGTCATGAATTTATCTTTGTCCTGCAAAGGCATGTTCCTATGCAACTGTGGACAAAATTTGCCGCCATCTACAAGAAACCACTTGTCACACTCAACGCCTTGTTCTGAGATGAAGTGACATCTTGTGTACTCATTACGAGGCATGATGATATGGTTTCGCCTTCCTTTCTCGCCCTGGGACATTGCTTGCGTATTGCTTGGACATAGCTGGGCTATAGCTATTATACCGCCCATGTATGGGCGGGTGCAAGCGGTTTATTTGCTTTGTTTTCAATGGTTTAGCTATGTAGGTTGCTACATAGCCCCCCCAGGGGGGGTTAGGCAAAATGGGGGAGTCGGTAAAAATTGCTTGGGTCGGGGAGGAGTAGTTAGATATATAATATATATATATATATATGTATATATACCCCTTACATACCATTCCCCTAACCCCCCTATTTTCAATGGTTTAGGGGGGTATTTCCTAGCAATGCGCTAGCAATGGACCAGCAATACTCTAGCAATACTTTAGCACATCTCTGCAAGGGAAGGCTCAATTGTCGTTGGAAGTTTGGTGAGCTTTGAAAATGAGGATTTGTTTCTCAATAATCTTCAATCGACAGGCTAAACAAAGGTCGGCAGGTGATTCAACCTTGCGCTCGAATTCTTGTTGGCACTTAACGCAGACTTGAGTCATAAATTTTGGTGAGTCGGGAGGGATTTGAACCCTCATCGTCCTATGGACGGCTAGTTTTACAGACTAGTGCAGCCAACCGTATCTGCCTCCAACTCATGAGAACTCATAAAGAATCCTTTGGTAGTGGCTCTGCGAGTCTATAGCCTCCAAAGCCACTCACCAAAATACTCTTTGTAGGAGAGATTTACGCGGTATTAACGCAACTCTCGCGCATGGTTGCTCCTTTCTAGAGTCTCCTCTTGAAGCTTGAGAATCCGTAGTTTCCACTTGGCACATGACAGCCAGTAATCACGGGTCACCTCAGAGTATCGAAACTCCCTGGCGAGCCTGAGATTGTCCATCAAGTGCTGGAATAGGCGGGGATATTTTTGGCGGGAAAGTTTTAACATAGCGGTACACAGCTTAAATCCTCATCGCATGAAGATTTAAGTTGTGGGTCGGCAGAACCTAAGTCCCACCGACCACCCACAATTGAGAACTACGCGGACTGTTTCAAGGCGGAAAGACTCATCGTCTTCATCATTTCGATGAGCTGACGAGCCTCGTCCTTGGTCGTGGGCATACCGGCATCGTTCCGGAGAGTGACCAAGTCGTTGATGGCTTTCTCTGCCGCCGCTGCTGCTTTCGCCGGACCTGCCATGATCTTCTGACGAGCCTTCGCACGCTCTTCCAGATCGATCGCGTAATTGATGTTGCCAAGGACAGAGGACAAGCCTTTGTCGGATAGCATCGCTTCAATCACGTCATCGCGAGTCTCGAAGACTTGCTTCTCGAACTCCTGGGTAAACGTGTTCGTCCCGACTTTCGCTTCAGCAATCGCTTTGACAAGTTTCATATTGGTATCCTTTTCGAATTAGGTAGCCTTTCATTTCTACCTGAGAAAAGTATAGCGTGGCGCAAGCGCGGAGTCAATACTTTTCTCAGTAAGAAAGCAAGGTTTATTTGCTTTGAATTCATGAGGTTAGCGGCGCGCTTTAATTGATTGGGCGCGCCGCCGCTTTTCAGAATACCGGCCGCATTTCGACTTCCACGTTCTCGTCATCGGAGTGGGAGTCTTCTAACTCTGACTTGCGCTGTAGAGCTTTGAACTCACAGTACTCAAGCCAACGTTCGATGATACGTCCGGTATTCAATGCTCTTGCGAGCACAACGTACTTTTGTCGCATAGGACTCCTTTCAAGTCAAGCGTGGGCGTCGGGTACAGATCCCAATGCCCAGCCGCTTCACCTTTGGTCAGCAACCGTCGTAGTTGCGTGCGATCCAATCGTCATTGCAAATGTCGTCCTCACGAGGTTGAGGTCGGGGAACAGGCCGTAACTCAACATATTGGCCGTTCATTGACATCCCAAGCAATGCGTCTTGCCAAAAACGACGTGCTTGCTGTAAAGGCATGGCCGTCTCGTACAGGCGGACCCAACAATTGTCTTTCTTCTCGAATAGGCTGTAAAGCCTAGGTTGTTTCATACGGTCTCCTTCAATCGTGGACCTCACGGGTTATCAAGCCATGAGATCCAGCCGATTCAAGACAGCCAAATTAGGCTGAAATTGTCTGTCCGCAAAACATCACCTTGACCCTCAACCGTTTTGGCTGTTATGGCCGTCCTGTATCGCCCATTCTCGTTAGTTTGGATGATCCAAAGTTGGCCGTAGTGGTCACGTTCGATTGTTGTTGTCATACTGAATGTCCTTTCAACATTCAACCTCCTGCGCGCCGTAACCCTTGCGAGCAGGTTACAGCGTACAGGGCAGGCTCAATGCTGACAAAGCGAAAGCCACTAGCTTTCGGTCGGCGCGTTACGCTTGATAGCGTGCGCTTCCTACTCACTAGCGGCTTAACGGATGTCCTATCAACTACTCAGGCGCCACGCGTGCCAGATTTATTAGGCGCCGTCCAACTAACCCATGCGCCGGGCAAGATATTTGATGTCTTTCACCTTGCACTTGCCCGGATTCGCTTTCGCAATGCAGTGCTACTAAGCGCGCCTCGCAGCCGCTCCTCGCAACAGTTTTATGGGCCACTTGTTGTACAGAGGTGACGTCCATGCTACTCACCGAACCTGCCCTTTGGGCCGACAGACAATCTCTGAGCTAACCAAACGGAGGGAATTCATGCGCGCGTGGTTCGCGCTGCTTGGTCTAGTTCAACTGCCTTCACAAGATTGGACGCCGCCCGGGCGAGGAAAGATTCAACTTTCTTTGGACCTAAAATTGCAGCGCGGCGCGCATTTTGCCAGTCGTCGCACCCGACTAAAGTGGTAGTCTATGGCCAGGGGCCTCCAGGATTTGGACCTCCCCGTGCTCCCCCGCACGTTTGGGTCCACAGGGACTCCGGAGGCGTGTAAACCCCTATCGCGTACCTAAGCTTTGCAACCCGATCTCGACCCAACCGATAATTTACAAATTTTCGATTAAGTCTTCATGCAATGAAGCATTATCCCTGTTTTTTCGTAAATTTTTGAAAACAAAGCAATTATTCTTCTTGACTTCACTACCCCCTTACCCTATAATGAAACTTAGGGGCATTGTATCTATATGTTTATCACTCCAGAAGAGGCACGTGCAAGATTCGCTAGCCCCGACAATCTCGCCAACTGTTTTGACATCAACAAAGCTAAGAAAGCTCGTGAGGAGAGATTAAATGCCGAGAATGCTCAAAGCGGGATACCAGAAACCCAAGACGCGGCGCCGATCAGCGGGTTTGAAGAGCCGGAATCCAAAGGTTTCGAGTCATTACCAGCCGGAACTGAATCTGTCGGCGGGATCGGCGACCGGATCTCACACGAGCGGCTTAGGACTCCGGGAAACCGCCGACCGTGGCTTTCTGCAACGGAGCGAACTGAAATCGCCATCTCTGCCAAGACGAGTGGAATCGACGGACCAAGAAAGACGCAAGAAGAAATCGCGCAAGAGCACGGGATATCCCGTATAGCTGTTGCTAAGATCAAGGCTGGCAATGGTCTTGTTGATGAGATAGCCGTTGAGGAGGCTCTTGAGCGCGCGAGGAATAAAGCTTTAGATCGTTTAATGACCTCACTAGGCTTTCTTTCCGACGACAAGATCTCTGCCTTAGACGCTAAAGGTATCTCACACGTAGCGGCGAATATGGCTAGGGTTGTGGAGAAAACTATGCCCAAGCAAGAGGTCCAACAACCCGTTCAAATCGTTATTTATTCTCCTGAGCCTAAACAGGAAAAGAGTTTCGATGTGGTTGAAATCTAAAGGAAGGAGTCGCCTAGCGAATCTTTTTCTCCAGGGTCGGAGGAAAGCGGCGCGCCGAGGACATTAGATCGCCGCTTTCCTCTTAAATCTTCACGGTATGAAGAATTAGACCAAGGCGATGATCCTCCAATCTCATCTCACCAATGAGACCAACCATAGCTAATGTTGGGTCACTCGTTAACCGTGAGTGGAAACCTCATAAGAGACAGGAGCAATTTGCATCGTTACCAGATACAATCTTCGAGGCTCTTTACGGAGGAGCCGCGGGTGGTGGAAAATCAGAATTACTTTTGATGCTCCCCATCATTCGTGGCTTCTATAAGGAGCCTCGATTCAAAGGGATAATATTTCGCCGCACCTTTCCTGAACTTGAGAGCGAGATCATCGTTCGCAGTCGTGATTGGTACTCCTTAGCCGGAGGGAAATACAACGAAGAAAAGAAGCGTTGGTCATTTCCCTCCGGTTCTTTAATTCAATTCGGGCACGTAGAGTATGAATCTGATGTAAGGAAATATGACACAGCCGAATATAATTACATGGCTTTCGACGAACTTACCTCCTTCACTCAGGGACAATATATTTATCTCTCTCGAACCCGATGCCGCTCTTCTAGTTCTCGATTACCCTCAATCGTTCGAGCTGCTACAAATCCAGGAAATCTTGGGCATGCCTGGGTCAGAGATCATTTCATTACACCCGCTCCGAAGGGTACAATTGTCCTCGATAAGAAAACAGGCCTCAAAAGAATATTTATCCAATCCTTCGCTGAGGATAATCCATATCTCATGTCGAATGACCCACAATACGTCAATCGACTTGAATCACTTCCAGAAGCTGAGAGACAAGCTAAGCGCTATGGCTCCTGGGACAGTTTTGAAGGACAAGTATTTTCTGATTACCGCGAGATCCCAGGGGAAAATGAGCCTGACCGCGCATGCCACATCTGTGCACCCTTCCACATACCGGATTGGTGGCTTAGGTTTGTCGCGATCGATTGGGGCTACAGCGCGATGACTTGCGTTCTTTGGGGCGCGCTTTCTCCTGAGGATCGACTATATATTTATCGTGAGTATACGAAAAAAGAAGCAAAGACGTCAACTTGGGCGACCGAAGTTGGAAACCTCTCGATTGGTGAGAAATACACCGATGTTGTACTCTGCCAATCCGCATGGCAACAGCGCGGCGATGAATCTACTCAACAAGAACAATTTACAAGATACTCTGGATTACTTGCACGGCAAGCTGACAACGACAGAATTGCTGGAAAGATGTTACTTCAAGAGTACCTTAGATGGAGGGAAGCTCCCGCAAAGTCGCCCACGGCGCAGTACTACGATCATGAGGCGGCGTTAAGAATTTTGAGGAATCAGGGGACTGATGCGTATAATAGCTACGTTGCATCCTTCCAAGAAAAACGTGAGGGAACGCCGCTCCCTAGATTACAAATCTTTCCCGACTGTAGAGAGCTCAGAAAATGTATTCCTCTCTGCATCTATGAGAGGAAGTCAAATGTCACTGAGAAACCTGCTGAGGATGTTAGGGAATTCAACGGAGATGATCCTTATGACACTGTTAGATATCTTGTTCTCTCCGTTGATAGGTACTTGGGATCATTGAAGGATCAAGGTGAGGCTAGGAGAAGAGAGAACACTCTTATCGAGAATCTAAAGTTCACCGGAGATTGGAATGCTTACTATCGTGGGATGGAGAGAATTGAACACATCCCAATGAACGTAGTTCCAATCCGCAAGTATAGGAGAACTGTTAATCGGTGAAAGATTGGCTCCACAAATGGCTCGGGTTTACTGCCAAAGTTGAATCTCTTGAGGCTCAACTGGAGGCTTGGAGATCGAGAGCTATAGCGGCTGAGGCTAACGTTGAGCTACTAAGGGAGATGATGAAAGAGCGGCGCCCAACAGAGTTAGGCAGCTCAAGGGAACAAAAGGAAGCTCCTAGCTTTGAGCCAATAAGACCTCAGTTCGGATCTTGGCCGCGCATGAGAAGAAAGTTAGAGGAAATGGAAAGGGTTAAACCAAATGCCCAAGTTTCTCGAGGAGAAGTTGAAAAAACGATACGGGGCTAAGTCAGGAGTTCCGTATGCAATAATGAATAAGCTTGGGTTCATGCATGGATCTAAGGAGACTGCCAAGGGGCGCGCCGCGGAGAAGAAGCACGCGAGTAAAGTTAAGATAAGAGGTCTTGGTGGAGAGGTTAAAAGACCAGCGACAAGATCAAGAAGGCAAGGACACTCCTTCGCGGAAAATATGAATCATAGGAGTAAGTACTAATGCCAAGAAGGAAGATCACGACTCCCTTTCATAAAAGGACCGAAGAGCAACATGCTCGCATCGCAATGGCTCGTGGAAAGAGAAAAGGTTTCGCACGTGCGGCGCGTGCGTCTAGAAGTAGAGTGCGCGGATTAGGTGGTGAGAGATCCGTGCCTTCTGGCAAGCTCCGGTCAAGCTTTGCACGAGAAATGAATAAGTAAGTGATTACCACTAAAGTCAGGATAAATTATCCGCCTGAGCAAGATCCCAATATCTTTGGGGGTTGGAAGCTAGGAGTGCGGCAAATTCCTAACTGGCAACTGGATATTCGGGGGGATATTAATATCGTTGACATGGGAGAAGGATACACCTTCCGAATAAACGGTGTGCCTTATGGTGGAAGTGATGGAGGGCAGAGTTTTGTTGGGCCGCCCGGATCTATTCAGTTCATTGATGCCAACGGAAATCCTGCATCTGCGAATGGATTATGGTGGGATGATGCGACTCAGACTTTAGTTGTCAACGCGATATCAGTTGCCAATGATGTTACGGTTGGAAGAAATCTTTACGTCAACGGTCCCGAGACTATATTAAGAAATCTACAGGTTGATAAACTTGGCGTAGGGATGCCGCCTGGAGATAACGCCGTTGATATCGCTGGAGATTTGAATATCACTGGAAAGTTTCTTGTCAATGGACAAGAATATCAACCAGATTTTAGTGGCATCGATACTGGCGTATTCATGGTGTTTGGTAGAGAAGGACCAAACATCGTAGCTCAACGTGGAGATTATTTCGCAGATATTATAGATCTTCGGCCGCACATTAATCCTTGGCAAACCGTTCAGGATGGCATCACGGGACTTGATGGTGCTGTGAATAGTTTGCTGAGAGGAATGATTTACATTGGATATTGGGACGCGGCATCTAACATCGCAACATTTGTTCAGATAGAACATTTAGATCCACAGCCGCTCCCATTAGCCAGTACATTTCCTGCTGGTGATTATCTTATCATAACTTCTAGTGCAGACTTTGTATTGAATCCTGGTGAGAATCCGACAACAGTTCATCCTGGGGATCACATCATTTCGGATGGAGAATTCTGGAACTATCTCGCCGTTGGTTCATGGGAAGCTGAAGTTTTGGCGAGTCAGATTCCCTTAGATCCTGAAATCGATTCGTGGACAACTGTACAGAATGCATTTGAGAGCATTAAGAATCAGTTGAATGGCATTTACGGGGGAATGATAAGGGCAGAGAATATAACTATTATTCCTCAGCTCTCTAATGATCTTGGTGGAGCTACTAATGTTAGAGATGGCTTAAACTTTCTTCTGACGAATAACATTGCGTGGTCGAGGATAACGGGCGCGCCTGCATTTCTAACAGCGGCAGTTACGACTATTGCTACTCCTCCTTCTGGATCTATAAGTGGTGCGATTACTTTTGCCAATGGGCAGAATATGAACATCACCCGTAATGGCAACACGATTACATTCAATTCCACGGCAACAGGATCAGGATCTAAATGGTCCGACATGGCTGGTGGTGGAATCTTTTATCCTGGTAGAGTTGGGATAAATTCGAGCGCGAGTCCGAGAGTAAATGTTCGATTAATCGTTGGTGGGACAACTGAGGTATTTAATCCAACTATATCTGGTGGCCGAATTTTAGAAACTTACGTTGATGCTCAGGGAAATGCCGAAATAGATTCGTGGAATTACGATGCTGGCACTGGGCAAGTGTTAATGATTAATGCCGATCCACTTATGCTAAATAATTGGATCGGTGGGAAACCTGTACTCATAAATTGTAATCCTAATTTTGATTATCCTAATCAAGCAATCTTGCAAGCTAATGGAGCTGTATCTATAGCCGGATTGGGTGGTGGTAGTTTTGGACAACTAAGGTTATGGGATTCTGGATATGGATTAATTCATCGTGTTGCTGGGGCACAGTATTATATTCTAATCTCTACTGCTAGTAATGGCTGGGGAGGTTGGACTGATGCTAGACCATTCATGATGGATTTGACTAATGGTAATATTGCCATGAGTCAGAACCTAAATGTTAGTGGAGATGTTAATGGCAATAGAGTCATTGCTAATTGGATGCAGTCATATGGAGATTTAAATGTTAATGGAAATCTAAGTGTTCTTGGTGGCTCCAATCTCCAAAATGGCGTTACCACCAACAATATCATTGCTAGTGGGAACGTTCAATCGGGTAGCCTAACCACATGGAGTACGACAGTTCATGGAGACGTCCAAATAGATGGAAACTTAACTGTTAATGGACGTATTACCGGGTATAATGGAGTAAACACCACTCAATATCTTTTGAATGGTGGGGTCGTTCAATTCCAACAGGGGGGTTGGGCTGCGTTACCTTTCTGGGTTACTTATGTTGATGGCTGGACGGATTTCCCAACAGAATACAAGAATGGGTGGTATCAGAGAATTCCAATCAATGCCAACATGCATCAGATAGTGGTCCATCTTGATTTTCGCGCTCTTCCTGGATATGGTAGTTCATCTTATATTCGTTTTCCCTGGGTAAAAACTCCTGGTTCTAGTTCTTATTTCGCTGTAGCGGCTCAAGGAGCTGCTTATGCGAGTGTACCTCAAATGATAGATGATTCGCCGCATGTACAAATTGGTGGGGGACCGGGAGTGATAACACAAGTAATAGGATCTTATTACATCCGTGCTACTGATTGAAAAGAGGAAATATGACTCAACCACTTTTTGCGTTGCAAGCTAGGTATCAAGGAACGTTCATACCTGGCGTTACTGAATCTGAATGGTTCTATGAATTAGTTCCAGTATTGCCTGGAAATGTTTTAGCATCTCCAACGGCGACCGCACGAACGGGGAAAACTGCGAATGCAGGATTGAATCAGATTGACATTGTGAATGTACAATGGCAACCATTCGTTGGTGCTATTGGATACAACTTATTTCGTCAAAGAGATTCTCCGCCTTCAACTAGCGGCACACCGTGGGCGCAGTTTACGTCAGAACTTGGTGTGAAAGATATTGGATTCCCAGCAACAACCAGAAGCTAGTTTAGGAGATAGAAGATGCCCGTTATTGGCGATGCAAACTCGTTAGTGGCTCTACCTTTTTCGGCACGGTATCAAGGCGAATTCGTGCCTGGAGTTAGTACGGTCAAATACTTCTACCAGATTATCGCATATGATAATAAGAGTAGACAGATTGCCACATCGCCAGTACTTTCGGTTGATGGGCCACCAACTTTAGATGAGCGGCACGCGATCAGGCTCAGTTGGTCGCCGATTATTGGTGCGAATCGTTTTGACATATATAAACGAGAGAACGCCGCACCTGTTCCTCCGAATCACGGATTCTATCAGGCCACATTCTCTGAGACAGGACTTTTGGATGTAGGATATCCTGATGCAACGAGAAATTCTGGTTTAGATCCTGGTCGTGGTCCTCGTGAAGAGATAAGCGGAGTTTCGTCGATTAATGGTTTGTCTGGTGCAATAACTTTAACGCCACAATCTCCCATCACAATTAGCCCATCCGGCCCAAGCACTTTGATAATTGGCGCGCCAACGGCTGTTACACATGTTTTCGGTAGACAGGGACCAACGATTACCGCGCAGAATAATGATTATGAATCGGCCCAGGTAGCTATAAATCCGCATATAAATAATTGGCATACTGTACGGCAAGCGATACAAGCATTACATGAAAGACCTACTGGTCCTGGTGGTGAGGGAGAGGGACCATATGGACCGTGGACTCAAGAAGTAAATGCTAATTATCAGTCCATCAGGAATCTTGGATGGACGAATATGAGGCATGACAGTACATCCCCATTAGCCTCATTTAGAAATAATGTTCAGGGAGAAATGCAATGGCTCAATGCTCAG